GGGCTTCAGTTTTGAAGAGCGCACCAAGCCTTTCAAGGGCGCATGCGGCACTCAGCACCCACTTTTGACCGAAGCCATCGTGCAATTCCAGTCGCAAGCGCTCAAAGAGCTCATGCCTGCCGAGGGCCCGGTGCGCACACAGGTGCTGGGGCGCGAAACACGCGAAAAATTGATGCAAGCGGACCGTGTTCGCGACTTTATGAACTACCAAATCACCACGGTGATGGAAGAATACACGCCTGACTTCGATCAGCTGCTGTTTTGGATCGGCTACGGCGGCTCGGCGTTCAAAAAGGTGTACTTCGACGAGGACAAACAGCGCATGGTCAGCAAATTGATCACGCCGGATGACCTCTACATCCCCTACAAGGGCTCCTCGGTCATGAGCGAGTGCGCTCGCATCGTGCACCGGGTCGCTTTGTCGGACAACGAGTACAAAAAAGCAGTGGTTCGCGGTCAATACCTCGATTCTGCACAAGCCTCGGTCCCCGCTGAGCTGCCCCAGAGCACAATTCAGAAGGAAGTGGATCGTGTGACGGGTATTCAGCCCACCACCGAGCCCGAAGAAATCTCTTTGCTCGAGTTTCAGGTCGACATGGACCTCCCGGGCTTCGAAGACAAGGATGAAGATGGCGAGCCCACCGGAATTCGCCTGCCCTACATCATCACTGTCGATGAAGTGACCCAAGCCTGCATCGGTGTGCGCCGCAACTGGAGCGAAGGCGACAAACTCTATGCCCGTAAGCAGTACTACGTACACTACCTGCTGGTCCAAGGCCCCGGAGCGTATGGTTTGGGCTTTTTGCACCTCGTCGGCGGCCTTACCAAGACGGCAACCTCTGCTTTGCAGCAGTTGGTGGACGCTGGCACCTTGGTGAACCTGCCTGCAGGCTTCAAGGCCAAGGGCGCGCGCATTGCAGACGACAGCACCCCGATCCAGCCGGGCGAATGGCGCGACATTGACGCCGGCGGCGCCGAGCTCAGTGCTTCGCTGATGCCGCTGCCGTACAAGGAACCGAGCCAGACGCTATTCGCACTGCTGGGCTTTGCCGTAGACGCGGGGCGCCGCTTGGCAGGCATCACTGACATGCAGGTGGGCGACGGTAACCAGCAGGCGGCCGTAGGCACCACCATTGCGTTGTTGGAACGTGGGGCGTTGGCCATGTCGGCCATCCACAAGCGCTTGCACTACGCGCAGAGCCAAGAGTTCGAAATGCTGGCGGCAGGCTTTGGCCGGTACTTGCCGGACAAGTACCCGTATGACGTGCCGGGGGCCTCCCGTTACATCAAGCGTCACGATTTTGACAATCTCGTGGCGGTGCTGCCGGTTGCTGACCCGAACATCTTCTCCACGGCGCAGCGTATCCAGCTGGCACAGTCGCAGCTGCAGATGGCACAGTCGGCACCCCAGATGCACAACATGTACGAGGCGTATTACCGGGTGTACGCGGCGTTGAACGTGCGCGATATTGACGGTATTTTGCGGCCGCAGAACTCCCAGATGCCGAAAGACTCGGCACAGGAAAACTCGGACGTACTGGACAGCATGCAGCTCAAGGCCTTTGCCGGCCAGCAGCACGACGCGCATATCCTGTCGCATCTCATGATGGGCCTTGCCCCTACCCTGCAGGCGCTTCCGCAGGCGGCAATCGAGCTGCAAAAGCACATCATGGAGCACGTTCGCTTAAAGGCAGAAGAGGACACGGCGGCCGAGTTGTTCAAGCAGTACGGCAGCGATCCAGATCGAATGGTCTCCGAACTGCAGCGTGAAGCGATGATTTCGCTCAAGATTACTGAGAACTTCCAGATGGTGCGCGACATGCAGAACGGTCTTACTGGTCAGGGCGGTCAGCCTGATCCGGTGGTCGTGCTGAAAGAGAAGGAGATCGCACTACGTGCACAGGAAGTGCAGAACAAGGCGCAGGAAGGTCAGGCGCGCTTGAGTCTGGACGCTCAGAAGATGCAGCAGAACTCAGCGATTGCACAGCAGCGCATCGCTTCGCAGGAGAAGATCGCAGGCGCTCGGGCCGAGACCGCGCGCGAGCGCATGGTGGCAAATGATATATCACAAAGGAGAAGAGACCGTGCCAATCAAGAAAGGCCGCAGTCAACGCGTAATCAGTGAGAACATTGGCGAGATGGTCGGTAGCTACAAGAAAACCGGCAGCATCGGCACCAGCAAGCCCAAGAGCACGAAGGCAGCAACGAAGCAGGCCGCTGCCATTGCGTACGAGAAGGCAGGCCGTCCCAAGAAGCCTAAGATGGCAGCCAAGGGCGGAGAGATGAAAAAGCCGAAGGGTGCTGTTATGATGGTAAAACGTAGAGACGCTGACCAAAAAACGGCGATCTACTGAAAAAATCCCCACGGGAGAGGGCATCTCCCGCCTACATGGACTAGCCCATGCTGACGTTTGCAGAAAGTGTGTTGCGCGATCTGGATCGCACAATCAGAGACACCGAGACCATGGTTTTGGGTGGTGGTGTGTCTGATATGGAGCGATATCGCTTCCTCATGGGGCGTCTCGAAGGTCTGCGGCTGGCAGTCGATGTAGTGAAAGAACGACTGAAGGCCCATACAGATGACGAGTTCTAACCACAACAGGAGCGATACATTGAGCGAAACAATGACCGAGTTGGAGCGTCTGCGAAAGCAGCGCGTGGCAGAGGCAGAACAGCGACCAAAGGACTTTGCCGACGTGTTCGACAAAGATGGCCAGCTGGACCAAGCGATTCTGTCTTCAACCCTTCCCCGAATCCCCTCCCCCACAGGCTGGCGCATTGCGGTACTTCCGTATCGTGGAGCGGCCCAGACCAAAGGCGGTATTGCCCTCACCCGAGACACACAGGACAAGGCAGCTCTGTCTACCACCTGTGCGTACGTTCTCCGGGTAGGCCCTCTGGCCTACAAGGACGAGAGCAAGTTCCCCCACGGGCCGTGGTGCAAGGAAGGGGATTGGATCGTTTTTGGCCGGTATGCGGGCGCTCGAATCCCCATTGATGGGGGTGAGATTCGCATTCTGAACGATGACGAGGTCATTGGAACCGTCAACAACCCAGACGACATACTTCATCTTTAAGGAGGGCGCAGCATGAGTGATGCAGATAGGCAGTTAGAGTTCAAGATCGGGGAGGACGAGGAGTCCCAAACCGTTCAGTTTAACGAAGATGGCAGTGCGGGAGAGGTTCTTGGAAAAGAGGCCCCTCCCGTTGTAGAGACATCGGAAAAGGGTTCTTCGCGCGATGAGCTGGATAATTACAGCTCTACCGTACAGAAGCGTATCGACAAGCTGACCGCACGTCTTCGTGAGGCGGAGCGTCGGGAAAACGCCGCGCTTGAGTATGCGAAGAACGTGCAGGCGCAGAAGGATACGCTGGAGAAAGAGTTTCAACGTACTGATTCTGCTCGCATTACCGAGACCCGTGGCCGTATTGAGACCCAGATACTGGCTCTCAAGCAGGTCATCAGGAAGGCGCGTGAAGAGGGCGACTTGGACACCGAGACCGAGGCCCAGCAACGTCTGACCGCCTTGTCGATGGATCAGGTCCGTTTGTCCGAGGCTCAGCAGCGTCGCCCAGCTCCTCCGGAACAGGCGCCTCAGCAGACACAGGCACCTCGCCAGCAGCAGGCGCCGCAGTTGGACCCAAGAGCAGAGGACTGGGCAGAGCGAAACGACTGGTTTGGCAAAGACGTTGTCATGACCAGCGCCGTTCGCGGCATCCATGTTCAGCTCATCCAGAACGAGGGATTTGACCCCAGCTCGGATGAGTATTATGATGAAATTGATCGCAGGATGAAGGACTTATTCCCTGAACGTACGGGGGGCAAGACCAGACAGCCTGCTCAAGTGAATTCCAGAAGCAATCGGCCCGTGCAAACGGTTGCGTCTGCCACCCGTGCAACGGGTACTCAATCTGCACGCCGCGTAGTGAAGCTGACGCCAAGTCAGGTAGCTATTGCCAAACGGCTGAATGTTCCTCTTGAGGAATACGCCAAATATGTGAAGGAGTGAGAAAATGACTGACGATCTCTCAAGTGTGCCTACTTTAAACCGTGGTCCTCGCAGCAACGCTTCGCGCACTGCAACGACACGCCGCAAGCCTTGGGCTCCTCCCTCGCGTTTGGATGCTCCTCCTGCCCCTCCGGGCTACAAGCATCGCTGGCTTCGCACTTCTGCAGGAAATCAGGAAGATCGTACCAACGTCGCAGGAAAACTGCGCGAGGGTTACGAGTTTGTCCGTGCGGACGAATATCCTGACTTTCAGGCTCCAGTGGTTGAAGACGGTCGCCACGCTGGCGTGATCAGCGTGGGCACTTTGGTGCTTGCTCGTATTCCCGATGAGACGGTTCAGGAGCGGAATGAGTACTACAATTCGAGAGCTGCCGACCTTCAAACGTCGGTCGATAATGACATGTTGAAAGTGAATGCCCATGACAACATGCGCATTCAAAAGCCGTCCCGTCAGACGCGCGTGTCGTTTGGAAGCTCTCAAAAAACGTCCAACTAACCTCTATAGGAAACGACAATGGCAAACGTAGACAAAGCATTTGGCTTGCGTCCGCTTGGTAACCTGTCGGCCACTGGTGCTCAGAAGCAGTACGGCTATGAGATTGCAGACAACCAGTCTGGCGCGATTTACCAAGGTGACCTCGTCACTCTCTCCGCCGGTTACATCGTAAAATACGACTCCACCCTGCACACTGCAGCGGTAGGCGTATTCAACGGCTGTAACTATATCGACCCCACTACCGGCAAGCCCACTTGGAAGAACTTCTATCCGGGTTCCGTCAACATCACAGCAGGTGTTATCACTGCTGACGTGCTTGACGATCCCAACCAGCTGTTCCTCATTCAGGCGGATGAAGACGTTGTGCAGGCAGACATTGGGCTTAACGCGCCTATAGCCTACACCGCTGGCAGCTCCACCACGGGCGTATCCGGCACTGAGCTGGACTCTTCCCTTATCGCCAACACGGCATCACTGGTATTGAAGATTGTGGGTTTCTACAACACGCCCGCTAACATTCGTGCCACCAACCATGTTGACGTTGTGGTTAAAATCAACACTCACCTGTATGGCAGCACTGGTGTTGCCAATACAGCGCCGTAATAGGAGCTAACCATGGCTATTTCACGCGCTCAACTTGTTAAAGAGCTGGAGCCCGGCCTGAACGCCCTGTTCGGCTTGGAATACAGCAGCTACGAAAAAGAGCACACCGAAATCTACGACATCGAAACCTCGGACCGCGCGTTCGAAGAAGAAGTGATGTTGTCGGGCTTTGGTGAAGCTCCGGTGAAGACTGAAGGTGCCGGTGTCGATTACGACGCTGCGCAGGAAGTCTACACGGCTCGCTACACCCACGAGACCATTGCACTGGCGTTCTCGCTGACTGAAGAGGCCGTAGAGGACAACCTCTATGACCGTCTGTCGGCCCGTTACACCAAGGCACTGGCCCGTAGCATGGTGCAGACCAAAGAAATCAAGGCTGCTGGCGTTCTCAACGGCGCATTCACCACCTCCGTAGGTGGCGACGGCAAGCCGCTTTGCGCTACGGACCACCCGACTCTGAGTGGCCCCGACCTGCGTAACGAACTGGCAGTTCCGGCTGACCTGTCCGAAACCGCTCTTGAGCAGATGCTGATCGACATCGCTGCGTTCACTGATGAACGTGGCCTGAAGATCGCTGTTCAGGGTCTGAAGCTGATCATCCCGAAAGAACTGATGTTCACCGCTGATCGCATCCTGAAGTCCACCCTCCGTGTAGGCACGGCGGACAACGACATCAACGCGATCAAGAACATGGGCATGGTTCCGCAGGGCTACACCGTGAACCACTTCCTCACCGACCCCGACGCGTACTTCATCAAGACGAACGCTCCGAACGGTATGAAGATGTTCAACCGTGTAAGCATGAAGACTGGTTTTGAAGGCGACTTCGATACCGGCAACGTGCGTTACAAAGCACGTGAACGCTACAGTTTCGGATATTCTGATCCGAGAGGCATCTTCGGCTCGCCCGGCGCCGCCTAATAGCGCATGCAGTAAAACGAAAGGGCATCTTAGGATGCCCTTTTTTATGAGCTGGACACTCTGGCGTAACCCTGATATAAAGACGCAACCCCGGAACATTTTGGGTGGCAGACGGCCCGGGCCGACTTCATGCAGACTGCCTCCCCCAACTCGCATGAGAGGAATTTGCAATGGCTAATACTACCTTTTCGGGTCCCGTCCGGTCGCAGAACGGCTTTCAAAGCATCTCGATTGACCCGACCACCGGCAATGTTACTGTACTGAGCAACGCAGGTCTGGCCCCTGTTGCCCTGCCCAACGCAAACACCGCAATCACCACCGCCGCCAACTCTGGCGTACTGAATATCGTGGCGGACGTTTCGGCGGATCGCACCTACACTCTCCCCACCCCGGTAGCGGGCGCAGTGTTCAACTTCATTTACGGCGGTGGCGCAGCTGATGGCCACGACGCTATCTTCAGCACCGGTTCTGACCTGCTGTACTTCGTAGGCGGAGTAACCTTCTTTGACACGGATACTACATCGCAGCCGTCTGTAGTGTTCTCCGATGGTAACTCCAACAGCAAGCTGCAGGTTAACTTGCCCGCTGCCATGAACGTCACGTTTGTTGGTACGAGCGCAACGACCTATCAGGTGTTTGGCACCGTCGTGAGCACCACTGCTCCCACCTTTGCCGACCAGTAAGGGGGAGCCATGAGCTTCAGTAATATACAATCGGTGACCAAGGCGGCAGATGCGTCTGCCGTTGTTGGTCGTTGCCGTGTTCTGGGGGTGTACTACACCTGCACCAACACTGCAGCATCCTTTGTCCTGAAGGACGGCACTACGACGGCAGGCACTGGAAAGATGACTGTCACCACTCCGGCAGCTGCCGGTGCGTACGACATCATCATGCCAGACATGGGCATCCTGTTTGAAAATGGGGTGTTCATTGATGTCAGCAGTGCTGAAGTAACCAGTGTGACGCTGCTGTTTGAAGGTGGAGCGGCTGCCTAATGGCAACCAAGAGCAAGGGCATGGGGATCAAGACTTCGGTGAAGTCTGGTAATTTCCGGTCCACCAAGTCTGGGGCAGGCATGACGGAGAAAGGCGTCGCGGCGTACCGCAAGGCCAATCCCGGCAGCAAGCTCAAGACAGCGGTGACTGAGGACAAGCCCTCCCCTGCTCGCGCCAAGCGCCGCAAGTCATTCTGCGCGCGCTCTGCAGGGCAGATGCGGGACTTCCCGGAAGCAGCAAAAGACCCTAACAGCCGGCTTAGGCAGGCTCGACGCAGGTGGAAATGCTAATGGCAGCTAAACGTGGGCTGTACGCCAATATCAATGCAAAGCGTGAACGCATCAAAGCTGGATCAGGCGAGACTATGCGCAAGGTCGGCAGTAAAGGTGCCCCGACGGACACCGCGTTCAAGAAGTCTGCAAAGACCGCTAAAAAACGGAGCACGAAATGAAAAGCAAAATGAAGATGGTCGAAAAGAACGGCAAGAAAGTCCCCGCCTTTGCCGCTGACGGCGTAGGCAAGATGAAAAAAGGTGGCATGGCCTCCGATAGTATGGGGCGTGCTGTGAAACGTAAGACTGCGGACGTCAAAGGCCGCGCCATGAAGACGAGAGGTAAGTAAAATGGCTGGACGTGGAATGGGTGCCGCTACCAAAGGCGGCGGTTGCGTTGAGAAGGGTCCGAAGAATCGCATGGTCTCCGAGACCAGCAAGAAGACGGGTCCGGTCATGATGAAAAAAGGCGGCATGGCTGTCAGCCCTCGCAAAAAGATGGCGATGGGCATGATGGGCGGCGGCATGGCCAAAGGATACCGCAAAGGCGGCATGGCGTGTGACTAATGGCAACTTCGGGAACGACGGACTTTAACCTCAGCATAGATGATCTAGTTGAGGAAGCATTTGAACGCTGCGGCATGCGAATGACCGCAGGCTATCAGCTGTCTTCTGCCCGTCGTTCCTTGAACTTGCTGTTCCTTGACTGGGCGAACAGGGGCCTGAACCTCTGGACCATCGAGGAAGCCACGTACCCTCTGGTGCAAGGTAGCCGCGAGCTGACTCTGCCGACCGACACGGTGAACGTCTTATCGGCGGTCATCCGATTGACGCAGCAGGGGCAGCAGACGGACATCACGATTGACCGCATCAGTCGGGAAGATTATTTGGACCTGCCGGACAAGTTGGTACAGGCGCGTCCGGCGCAGTTCTATGTCCAACGCGCCAATCCGACCAAGGTCTTTCTGTATCCCTCGGCTGATCAGATTTACACGTTTGTGTACTACCGCATCCGCCGTATTCAGGATGCTGGAAACTACGCCAACACAGCAGATGTGAATTTCCGCTTCCTACCATGCCTTGCTTCGGGGCTCGCGTACATGCTGTCGTTAAAGTACGCGCCTGACCGCGCGGGAGCGTTGAAACAGATTTACGAAGAAGACTTCCAGCGCGCAGCGCTCGAAGACCGGGATACAGCAAGCGTTCAATTCGTTCCGGATTTCGGGGTGTGAAATGGCTTTTGCAACAGGCAAGTTTTCCTACGGCCTATGCGACTATTGTGGCCAGCGCTATCAGTACAATGTGCTTCGGAAGAACTGGCGTGGTTTCATGGTGTGCCCGGAAGACTATGAGCCCAAAGAGCCTCAGCTGGACCCGCTTCGCTATAGGGGCGATGCCATTGCATTGCGTGATCCGCGCCCGGATCGCATCGAGCCGGTTGTGGTCTATCTTGGCGTCCCGGCAGATTCGGCGTTTCAGAGTATAGGCAGCGCATCCAATACCGTTGACATGCGGCCGTTCCCGCAGCAAAACGCGGTCCAAGGGGTGGGCTATGTTGGACACGTCACTGTGGTGATCACCTAATGACATACGACGAACTGGTCACAAACATCCGAAATTACACCGAGGTGAACAGCAACGTGTTCACTGATCCGGTGATCAACACGTTCATCACCATGGCCGAGAACCGCATTCTGCGGGACATCGATCTGGACGTGTTCAAGAAAGAATCCACCGGCACGATGACCAGCGGGAACAGGTTTCTTGCCTCGCCCAGTGAGATTCTGACGCACCGTTACCTGATGGTATCGGTCAGCGGCACGCAGGTGTTTTTGGATTTCCGGGACACCTCTTTCATGAAAGAGTACTGGCCAGATGGCACGGCCACGGGCGTGCCCAAGTACTACTCTGTGTGGGATCAGAACACCTTTTACATTGCCCCGACGCCGTCCCAAAACTATGCCGTGGAACTGGGCTACATCTACCGCCCCGCGCAGCTGTCGCAGGCCAACCAGAATACGTGGATCAGCACAAACGCCCCAGAGGCCTTGTTGTACGCCTGTTTGATTCAGGCCTACAGTTACACCAAAGGCCCCACTGAGATGCTGGCCTTCTTTGACGGTAGCTACAAGCAAGCGATTCAGGGTCTGGGCATCGAACAGCAAGGCCGCCGTCGCCGAGACGAGTACAGAGATGGTATGATTCGCCTACCAGTTCCTTCTGCTTCACCGGGGCCATAAACCATGTTCAGTATCGTAACAGGCGCAAAGCTAGGGGACATCAAGGCGACGAGCGTATCAGGCCGTGGCTTTACCCCAGAAGAAGTTGCCGAGCAGGCACTTGCCAAGATCGTCTCAGTGGGCGGTAACTGCCACCCGGTCATTCGTGATCAGGCCGAGGCGTTCAAAGATGAGATTCGTGGGGTGCTAGTTCACTACATGAAGCAGGCTGTGAGGTCCAACCACACTACGTTGGCAAACCGTTTCCGAGCCGCTGGGCACCCGGAACTTGTAAAAC